AAATGACCTAACTGCTACCCAATTGGCAATTAATCTAAATGGTGGATCTGCAAATGGTAAATCTCCCAAACCTATGTTATTAAATATTTCTCTTGCAGTTATTTTAAAATCTGCAATAAAAGGTTCTTTTAAAAATTCTTTAAGAGTAACTTGTATTTCTTGTCTAACTTCATTTAAAAAATCAACTCCAGATTCTGCAAAAGCTTTTATAATTTCTCCAAATTTTATTGGGATTCTACCACCTAAACCAATTGGTGCCAAAGAAATTTCAATTTCAGGTAAAATTTCAGCTAATTTTTCTGAAATTGCAGGTAAAAATTTACCAATTGTTATTGGAGCTATAAAAGGAGTTAAAAATTGTACAATTTGTGAAATTGCCGGCGCTATGCGAGACATATTTGAACCAAAGCCGGATAAAAAGTCTTGCACAATTGTAGAAATTATTTGAGCAAACACATTTGCAATGTTTTGAAAAAAACCATAAGCATCATTTATAAATTGTGAAGCTATTGATGATAAAACTTGAAAAGCGTTTACAATTTGTTGTTCAAGCCAACTTAAAAAACCTTGTATAATTGGTATCGCAGTTTGTACAAAATTTTGTAGAATTGTAAGAAAATCAGTTGCAATATTTTGCATAAAAGTTGGTATATCGCCAATTGCTTGGCCTATAAAACTAAGTGTATTTTGTATATCTGTCGTTATTGCATTCATAAAATTTATAAAAGTTGAACTTACCCAATTTGCAAAGTTTTCTAGTGCTGATATTTCATCAGAAAAAAACGTACCAATAGCTCCTAAGTCAAATATTGTACTCATATTATTTATATTACTGCAAAACAAAAATATAAATGATACTGGTAAAATTCAAAAAATTTTTACCTTTTAATTTAAAGCTTACTCATTTGGTTTCTCGCTTTCCCCCTTTACTTGCAATTTTCTCATTTCTTTAACAATTTTTACAACTTCTAACGCTTTTTGAAAAACTTCGCTTTTTCTTACATTTTCATCATTACACGTGGCTAACGCCATTGTTAAATCATCGAGAGCTAAATAAAGTTTAGCTGTTATTTCCGTACTTAAACTTGATTTTCTCTTTACCTCGGACATCTTGCTTTAAATTATAAAATATGACACTTTTATATTTTTTATAATGAACAACAACTAAAGTCTTGCATTCACAAAAATTAAACATTTCGCAAAATTTAAACAGTTTTTCAATTTGTTGTTTGTCTATTTCAACATAATTTTTTGAAGTAGATTTAACTTCAATTGCGAAAATTACGTTATTATGTGTTGCTATAATATCCGGCAATGCTTGTTTACCTGTGCCGGAAGCTGGTATTCTTAAAACTTTATAACCGCCTTTTTCTAATATTTCCAAAGTTTTATATTCATAATATTTGCCGGATTGCCGGAAATTCATGGTTTACCCCTTATTTAACCATTTAATAAATATTGGGTGTTTTGTCCTATTTGTTTCTCCAATTTGTTGAAAACCGGCTTTTTTATATAAAGCGTTTGAATGGACTAACATACCTAAAGTCCACAACACTTCAATCCCGTCATTTTTAAGTTTTTCACTTAAATCAATTAAAAATTTAACTAAGTAATCTCCAGGTGCCGTTTTTGTAATTCTTCTAATAAAATACGTTCTATCAAATGGAATATTATAATTTTGTGCAATAAAACGAAAAGGCGTATTATCGTGAAGCCATGCAACTGCAACTATAAATTTTTGGTTTTCTTCATTTGCAATATATAAAAAATAACGGGAATATTTTCCAGCTCCACTGCCTTGAGGTATTGATTGCGAATGATAAAATTCAATTAACAACCTTGCAAATTTTATTAATTCTTTTTCTTTTGCTTCTTCAATTACAAACTCCATATTTACCAACAATTATTACAGTGTATGACATATATATACATTATGCGTATTGTGAATTTTTGTTTTTTAACTGCACATTTGTAATTATGGCTACTGTGTTAAGTAAAAGAAATATTGCATCGATGAAACAAAAATTATATCAAAAAGTTTTAAATAGAAATACATTTCCGGCATTTTCATCAATGTTTGATGCCGGTGTTTCTTCAGTTTTACCTTCAGCATTGGAAAGTATTGAAATACCGGAAGGTATAAATACAAATTACGGTATTGCTTACGCTTCAATTATTACAACTTTGCTTTCTTCATTAAATAATTTAGCAATTTCAACATTTAATTCTGATATAACAAGTTTTACAAATTTACAACTAGGTTTTACTCCTTTGTTTGGTACTGCAAGCGGTTTACAATTTGTACAACAAAGTACCGCTTTATATGATAATTATGTAAAACTATGTTCAACTTTGTATCAACCGGCGGTTTTTGATGAAACTTATTTTGGTTTAAGCGTTTATCAACCGGCTTTAGCAATTGAATACCAAAACGCTTCTTGTAAAAAAATTGAAAAATATTTTTCTCAATTACCAGTTTCAAATATTTCTGTTGATTTACCTAGTTTAGGTATTGGTAATACTAGTATTACAAGTTCCGATAGTTTTAGTTTACAAAATATACAGAATACCGGAGTTAATGATTTATTAAATACATTAAATATAAACTATAACCAATTGCCCGATTTAGCTAAGTTTGTTATTTCGTTTGTTCCAAATTTAAACGAAATAATTAATAGTGGACTTGCGCTTGATGTTGGGTGGCTAGATAGGTGTGTTTTAGTCCCAAATATTGAAGAAATGCCAAGTTATAAAGTACAATTACAAAACGGTATGATTTTGCAAAATTTTGCGAATGTTTTTGGGATGATTTTAGATTATACACCTTTAGATTTTGCGGTTTTAATTCCCGAATTTAATCCTAATAATGTCTCGCAACTAGATTTAGTTGCTATTTTAACCGCTGATAAAACTGTAATTTCAATATTTGGCAGTTTGTTTAAATTGCATTTGTATGACCCTTCACCAGGTGGGACAAATATAGCTTATAATTCAGAAATTGAGAATTATGCTGTTACTTATCAACAATTTCTCAACATTCAACAAATTGTTAATAAAAAATATGCCAATGTCTGGTACGCTAAAATGGTGGCAAGTGCAATAATTGAAATTGCTAGATATCCATATCAACAAAATTATAGTTATAATTCCGGAAAAAGGACATTATCTTATCAAGATTTTTTGAATTATTGGCAAACAAAATGGTCTTTTTATGGGGTTTCGCAAGAAGATTTACAATTTGCGCAACAATTTGGAGAACAATTGCAAGGCCAAGCCCAAGTTGAAAATGTGTTAAAACAAGCACAAAAATCTACTAAAGTAAAACAATATAAACCGATATTTTATTATAAAAACTTCCAAAATATTGCAAGTAGGTAACACAAAATTTCCATACCATATTCCTAATATAATATATATAACTCAGCATTTTTGTGGAATTACAATATTTTTATAACAAAAAACCGTACAAAAAGCGAGTCATATTCCTAATATAATATATATAGCGTGGTGGTACTGAGCATTTTTTATCTCCTTTTTGCAAAATATTAATTGTGAAAGAAATAGACCCTTTTGCAAACTTGTTTGGAATTGTTAGGTTAGCAATTGACAAAATCAGAGAATTGGAATTACAAGGCCAAATTTACGGTTTATCTCGCTATCTTCCAAATTCAATTATTCTTGTAAAAACTATAAATTTTCCATTAATAGTAGATTTATATATCCCGGGTTTTACTTTTTATTTTCAATTTCTCATAGTAAAAGACCCAAAAACTAACCAAATTCGAATAAGTGATTTTAGGGTAGTTTACCCGCAACCTATTGCAATACAAACAAATACAATGAATAATTTGCCGGGCATGGACATAAACCCAACAACCGGTGAATAAGATGGATGAAATAACTTTAATATTTGCAATTATCTCAGCAACAATAACTACTTTACTTGCAATTGTCCAACTTTATATAAAAATTAAAAATGCGTTAAAAGACGCTGTAAAAGAAATTGTAGATTCAGAACTACAAAATTTGAAAATACAAATTGAAGAACTAAAAATAAGCCAAAATGAATTAAAAACACAAATTGAAGAAATAAAAAGGAAAATATATGAAAAGAAATAAATATTATTCCATAAACCTTATATATAACCTTTCAATATCATAATTTTTAGCTAATTCTTTTAAGTTTTTACTTCTTTCTTCTCTGTCTTTTAATTCAGTTGCAATAAAAATTGCATTTATCATATTTTTTGTATTAAATTTATAAATTTGCCATTTTTGACCGTGGTCTTTATCATAATACTCCTCAACTTTATCATTTTTAATTAGCAAATTCCATTGCCAACTTGTAAACTCATTAAATGGAGATATTAATTGATGGATAACTGGTGTACCCATCGCCATACTTTCCAAAACTGGCAAACCAAAACCTTCTGCCCCTGACGGTACAATTATATAATCCATAATTGAATAAAAAGCAAAAATATATTCTCTCGGATTATAACCGAATTCGCTAACAAAATGCACATTTTGTGGGACTTCATATCCTTTAAATTGTTTATGAGAAATTACAAAAAAGTGTACTTTTTTTGCTAATTCTGTATATTTTGTATTTAATTCTCTAAATACTTCTAACATTAAATCCATATTTTTTCTCTTTGTTAAACCTGAGACAATACCAAACTTTATTGCATTAGGAAAATCTTTATTTATTTTTTCTTTTAATTGCGGTATAAATTCTTCAGCTTTTTTAACAACATCAAAATTTATACCGTGAAAAACCGGCAAATCCACTCTCAGACCTACTTCTTCCAAATTTTTAGCTGTAAATTTAGAATTAGGTATAAAAGTTATATCTTGTAATAAATATTTATTTACAATTTCTAAATTTGGTATTCCGTCAGCAGTTGTATAAAAATATTTTGTATTTTTAAATTGGTTATAAGCGTAAAGATAAGGGTTAAGTGTAGGAGGGTGAAAAGGTACAAAAACAATTAATTTATCACTTTGTGGAATTAAATACGGAATTGTAGAAATTGTAACAATTTCTCCATTTTTTCTTAATACACAAGCTATATCTTCTGCCACATTTCTAATTGATGAATAATTCATAGTTAAAATTGTAGTTTTCATATTTAGAATCTTAGGACTATGACGTTAATAAACTATAAAACAGAAAAAAAATAAAAAAAAATATAGCTTAACTTACGTACCCGGTTGTAGAACCTGTTATTATATTAGTTACAGCGTCAAGTACTGCAGGGTTGGCGTTAAAAGCTGAAACATAGTACGCCTTTAAACCGCTTATCATATTAACTAACGCAGGTCCACTGCCTAACCTATTAAGTGCCCTAGCAACTTTAAGTCCGAAACCTTGATATATTGCCCTATTTGGCCCTGTTATACCGTATTGTGATAAAACTGCACGTACATTTTCATTTACACTCGTAAACTTTGGTACATTAGTTTGGTAATTTTGCTGTGCAATTGGCGAAATGTTTGTTAAAATTGTTGAAGATACGGTTGGGTTACTAAAAGCAGTAAACTTAGCTTGCCATTTCGAAAACCTCTGTGAATAAGATCTGGGTGTTCTTCCCTTTGCCATGTTTCTCCAGTTATAATCTTATTTTTCTAAAATAAAAATTGACACGGTGTATATATAATATTATGTATATGTATTGTTTTTATTGTAATTAGCCATTTTAAAAACTATCAATAACTAAATTTTACTTACTTATCAATAACAACTATTTTCAATGTAACACAACAAGTACACAA